GCGGCATGTCAGTAGACCCCGATAGGCGTGCGATAGCCCGATCCAATGGCGGTGTTGCTGTTCACACCGAACCCGCCGCCCCCGCCCGAGCCGAAGCGGTTGAAGATGTTCTGAATCGCCGAACCGACGCCTGCCGCGCCGTAGGCGCTGGCCTGAGCGTTGCCGTAAGCGGCGTTGGCCCTGGCGTCGCCACCGGCTCCGTAGATGTCAGACGCGGCGTTGGCGAAGTTCGTTCCGGCCCCGGCAACGGCCCCCGCCGCCCCCTGCCCGATGCCCGCGATGCGGAAGAGATTGTTGATCCTGGTATCGTATCGGTTGTCAGCGCGATTGACGCCTGCATCCCATAGGTTGGTCCTGTAGGACCGATCATCGAGGAAGTTCTGGTCGTTGCGGCGGGCGTCGAACTGATAGGCGTTCTGATCGAGGTTGGCGCGCTGGAGGCCCCGATTGAACCAGTTGCCGTACTCGGTCGAGGCGAGGTCGGACGAGTAGCGGGTCAGCGCCTTCGCGGCGTCCCCGCTCCGTAGCTTGCCGCGAACCGCAGAAGCTGCATTGACGCCCTTCAGCCCCTCGGAAAGCCGGAACTGGTAACTCGGATCGGCCTCCAAGTTGGTGAAATAGCTTCCAAGGTTCGGCGCGCTCGGGCCGCTCGGCCGCTCGAAGGTCGGCGGCGCGTTCGGGTCCGCCCAATCCGGGTACTGCGGCCCGGTCGGGGACTGTCCGCCCTCGAATGCCTGCTGCGGCTGGGCCTGGACCTGCGGAAGCGGGCGCCCTTCGGCTTGGCCGTAGGTCTGGTAGTGGAATTGCAGAAACTGCGTCGGATCGCCGCCGAACCGGGTCTGCGCCTCGCCCGTGGACTGAAGCCGCTGCCACTCCTGGCCTAGATCGGGGTTTGCGGCCCCGTAGGCGGCCCAGTCCGGCCCGCTGGCCTGCGGCGCGGCGCCATAGCCCGGCTGACCCTTCTCACCCGTGTAGGCGGGCTCCCAGGGACTTCCTGTCTTGCCGGAAAGGCTCATGACCGGCGTGCCCGGCGTGCGCTGAATGCTCGGAATCGCACCCGACCCCAACAGTTCGCGGATCACGGCGTCAAAGCCCTGCACGCCGCCCTGCACGAACGGCTGGTTCAGTTGCGTGATCCGGTCGAGGTTCGCCTGCTGGGCCTGCAACTGCTGTTGCTGGGCCTGTTGTTGGGCTTGGAGCGCCTGCTTGTTGGCCGATTTGGCCTTTGATGCGCCATAGAGTGCGGTTCCGCCGCCGATAAGCGCGGAGCCGATGGTCGCGGCGGCGAGACTTAGGGCCATGCGCGGAACCTCTTGATGAAACCGACCTCGACGGCCGCGTATCCGGCCCGGTCGAAGACTTTTCGGATCGTGGCCTCGCGCTCGTCGGCGAGGCCCGTGAATTGGACGCCCTGGGCGCCGTTCTCCCGCGCCCAGGCCTCGAAGGCTTCCCGAAGCTGCTTTCCGGTCTTTCCGGCCCACCAGAACAGCTCCGTCGCCATCACCACTTCCGGGTTGAAGTAGATCGGGCTCAGAACCCCTCCGATCATGCCGTCATCCGAAAGCAGGATGACGCCATGCTCGATCATCCGGCCCGCGAACGCGGCGAACGCGTCTCGATCAAGCGGGATGTCGCGATATGGGCAGTAGGCGTGAAAAGCCGCGCCAAGCTCGACAACCCGGTCGATGTCGCCCGCTGTCGCCTCGCGGATCATCCGAAGACATCCCAGAACCGATCCGTTCCGGTCCCATCCCGGTTCGCCACCGCCTCGCGCGGCATCGGCTCTCGCCCCGGAAACGCCGCCCGCCAGACCTGCTGGAAATAGACGCTCGCGGTCCTGTCGCGCTCGATCAGCACCGCATGGGCCTGCAACGGTCTGAGACCGCCTTTCTGGCGCCACTGACCGAAGAGTTGCGGCGTCCCGAGCCCTTCCGGCGTGAAGAGGACCAGCGACCTCATACGTTATACCGCACCGCCGAGAAGCGCCGCCCGACCGGATCGGAGACATAGAACCGGAGCAGGCCGCCAAACGGGCCTTTCAACTGCCCCAACGCATTCCATTTCGGGGCGACCTGGCGTGCGCCGGAGACGCCGAGACTTCGGAAACTTGGTCCGCCATAGGTCACGCCGTCCCGGCAAACCTGAAGCGCGATCAGCGGGTTCGAGCCCTGCCCCGTCAGCGGCGCCTCGCCCAAAAGGCAGTCCAGTTCGACGTTGTAGAGTTGCAGCGTCCCGCTCGGAACCTCGATCCGCGCCGAGACCTCGACGGTAAAGGTATCGCCATCGTCATCGCGGCTGTCCGGGTCCAGGGTCCAGATCAGGTTGGAGATGTGGTCCGCCGCAAGCACGGTATCGCCGATGTTGCAGGTCAGATGGGCTCGCCAGTAGTCCCGCCCCAGCGATGTCGCCCTAGTCCAGGTCTTGGCGGCGAGGTCATAGAGCCACGTCGCCGACGTTCCGAGGGTGAGGTGATAGACCGGATGCTGGTTCTTCTCCCAATAGGTCGCCCGGATGTCCTCCGGGGCCGTGGCGCCGATCTCGGCGGCCAAGCTGTTGTCGCTGATCGGGACCGGCGCCCCGCCATTCGACATCCAGACCGAGCCGTTCTGGTCCACCCAGATCAGCGTTCCGGCGCAATTGATCGCGGCGTGAATGGACTTGCAGCCGATATCGAACTCAAGGCCGCCGGCAGGGGCGATTGGGTCGGCGGCATCGCCTGTAATCCGCCAGAACTCCGTCGATTCCTCGCCGAGCATGGCGATAAGGCCAGAAAACGCGCGGGCGCCTCTCAGCCGGTCGAATGAGTGTTCTGCCGCTGCGAACTGAAGGACGTTCCACGTCGTTTCGCCCGGATTGATATAGTAAAAGAAATCCGACCCCCGGACCGTCCCGATCCAATAGCCGCTGATCCAATCTACCGATGTCGCCCCGGCATTGCCGCTGTCCGGGAACGTCTCCTGAGAGACCACGCCGAGGGTGAGCTTGTAGAGAGCATCGCCCGTCGCGAACCTGGCGATGTCGTTTCCGTCCGGGTCCCGGGCGGCGGCGATGATGACCAGATCGTCACCCGCGATTGACGATCCGCTTTGAGCCGTCGCCGTTCCGCCTGCGCTCAGGGTGTAGACGGTTTGCTGCGCCACGACCAACGCGGCGTCGCTGAAGAGTCCGTTCTTCTGGAACAGCGCTCGGATCGGGGCCGACCCGATGCTTTGCAGGCCAGAAAGCCCGGGCCGCGCGATTGCCGCGACCGGGGCGATCTGCGAGGTCGGATCGGGCTCGGCCAGGACGTTGACCGCCACGGCCTCAGCGAAGCCGGCCCGTCGCGACGCCCCGAAAAACAGCTTCGCGTCAGGCATTCACGGCCATCCCTGCGTGATGTCCACTGCGTTCAGCGCTTCCGCTGTCGTCGCCGCGCGGGCGGCATCCTTCAGCGCCCATCGGTTGACCATCATCGCCGCCGCCCAAGTCCGCATGTCGCGCATCAGGTCGGCGCCCTCGGAATAAGTGACAGCGTAGTTGCGGTTCGCCGTCGTCCGGATCGAGATCGGCGCTTCCTCATCCGGTAGGCCAGATGCGATTCCCTCGTCGCAAAGCCCTTTGAAGGTCAGCCAGTTCGTTCGATCTTCGTCGCGCGCGACCTGTAGTGTCTCTGTCTGGCCGCCGAGGATCGCAGGGAAGCCAACCGCAAGCCGTCGTGCATACTCGGCGTCGATCTCCATGATCCGCCGGTCTAGATGGATCGGGCGGGTCATGCGGCGATGTCCAGGGCATCCGCCACCGGACCGGCCGCAATCGCCAGAGATGCTGGAACCGGCGACGCCGATTTGGTCGACGCGCTGAGTGTTCCCGCGCTGATCGTCACGACACCCGAAACCGGCGACGCCGACTTGCTGGCCCCGGCCACCGGACCGGCCACGACGCCGGAGAGTCGGCCTATCGACAGAAGCCCCACCGCGCCCAAGGTCGCGGCAACCGCACCGTGATTGTCCGTCACACTGACGCCGCTCGCCGAGAGCGACAACGCGCCAAGGGTCGAGGTCAGCGCGCCCTGAACGGCAAGCCCGCCGCTGGACGACAGGGTGACTTCCCCAAGGGTCGACGATAGCGTTCCGGCGATCCTCAGCGCGCCGGTCGAGGATAGTGTTACCGCTCCGAGCGTGGCCGAAAGGCTGGCCCGGATGTCCAGCTTACCGGAACCGGACAGCGTGACGTCACCCAGGGTCGCCGCGAGGCTCCCGCTGATCGACGAGCCGGACGATCCGAACCAGAAGGTGTCAAAAAGCGGCTGCTGCGGCTCCAGAATAGCCGCTGAGCGAAGGCGCTTGCGGAAGACATATGCGCTATTCAGCGCCTCGCCGGTCGCCACGGCCTAGCCCTGCGTCTCCTGATAGACGCCAGACACGTTCGACGCCGTCGTTGTCGATGGAATGAAGATCAGGAACGGCACGACGCCGTTGTAGAGCCGGGCGAAGCCGCCGGTCAGCGCATCGACGGCGTTCGTGACATTCGCGGACGGAAGCTCCAGCGCCGCCAGTACGCGGTAGGCGACGAGGTTCATCGTGCCGGACACCCAGGACACGCTGAGGGTCAGGGATTGCACAGACCTGACACCGGTATCTCCGGCCTGAAGGCCAATGGGATAGAACGCCCCGGCCGTCGGGCTGTTGGCCGTCGCAAACGCGTTCGTGGCCGTGCGCGAGGCGGTTCCGGCCTGATTGGTGTAGCCGATGGTGATTGTCGGCGCCGCAGCGCCCGCCGCCGCGCTGATCTCCAGCCCGAGGTAGACGCCATCGCCATTGGTCGATCCGGCGATGTCCCGCGCGGGCCACGTCGGCGTTGTCGAGTTCTGCGCGGAAGTGGAGGTGATCGTATAGCCGCCGTTGTGCCAGAGCCGGTCGCAGAGCAGGAGCGTTCCGGCGATGGTCGCCGCGCCCTGGAACCGGCCCAGGTAGGCATTGCCGCTCACCGGGTCGACGTGGGCCAACTGGCCGTTGACCATGGCTGAGGTCGATGAAAGCGTCACCCCGTTCAGCGTCGTGTCGAACGATCCGGCGCCGGGGTTTCCGCCGAGGCCCCATAGGCTTTGCGGACGGCCCGCGACCATCGTCGGCGTCACCGCCTTGATGAACGGACGCGGGGCCTGCATCCCCGCGATGGCGCCGTCGAGCGTCGTGATGGCCATCAGGCGCCCGGGGCGGTAAGGGTGAAGGCGGTCACGGTGAACTGCTGGCCCGCCGTGAAGCTGGCCGAATCCAGGATCATGTCGGTTCCGCTGGTCCCTGCCGTGCCTTGGAGATGGCAGGTCGAGCCGCCGCTGTCGTAAATCCGGAAATGCGCCGCCGTGCCGGTCGCATCAGCGCTGGTGTCCTGCCATGTGCCGGATAGCGCCTTGGCTCCGCTCGACGCCGCCGCCATCCAGTCGGACGGCAGATTCAGGGTCGCAAGCACGGTCCCGCTGTCGGCGGTGGCGCACGTCGCCGGAACGGAACCGGACCTGATCTTCAGAATCGCACTGGTCCCAATCGCCGTCTCGATGGCGTCGAGCAGGGCGTTGCGAACCGTTGTGGAGAGTTGGACAGCCATCTGCGGCTACCAGAGCGCCGTGATGGAGGTCGCGGTGGTGTTCGTGGACATGATCTTGGTCACGCTAATCGGAAGCAGCGTGCCGGCCGCGACTCCGGTCAGCGTGATCGCGCTGTTCATGTCGGCGAATTGCACGGCGAGGTTTCCAGCGCCGCCCACCCAAACGGCTCGCGTCGGCGCATAAGTCGTGCTGTCGCTCGCCGTAACGGCTTGGGCGCCCTTGGCGGACGACACGTCAGTCGGATGCGATGCCATCAAAGATACTCCGCGTAGGTGTCAACGCGCGGGCTGTCTCCGCGTCGCGCGATCTGGCTTCGGAACGCGGCGGCGGTCGCCGCCATAGTCGGGCCGGGTTGGCGTCCGTTTTCCTCGCAGAGCCTTGCGGCCAATGCGCAGGCGAGCCCCTCGGCGCTACGCACGCTCAGCGGCGCATAGTCGGTCGCAGCAAGGCCTTTCATCGCCTTCCATGCGCCCAACGGGGCTTCGTAGATGTGCGCCTCTTCCGGGTCTTCCGCGATCACAACCACGCTTCGGTCGCGCGGCGGGCGGGTCTCTCCGGTAAACTCGTCCGAGACAGTCTGTGGCAGGGTCACGCTCAAGGCCCCGCCGGTCGTGTTGTAAATCCGCTCGTTCTCGCCGGCCTCGTAGGCCGCCTCGATGATGACTTCGGTCAGTCGTCCAAAATAACCGAGGCCAATCATCTCGTCGTAAAGCGATTGGAGCGAAAGCAGCGCGTCGGCGGTTTCCTCGGCCGATGGCGCATCGCCTCGGGCGCGGATACCGGCTCGCACATGGGCGCGCTCGATGATCTCAAGACAGGTCGCCACGGGGCGCCCTTCCGCGGCGCTTGGGCGGTTCGGTCACGCCCGGCCCCGACCCGTCAACTTCAAACAGCGGGTTGGAGAGCAACTTCGCGGGGAAGTCGCCCTCCACCCACTCGCCCACCGGGAACGACTGGTCGAACACGTCGCAAACGGCGTTGTCCGGGTCGCCGTCCCCGATGAAGCGCACTCGCATTACGAGGTTGCCGATTCTTCGACCACGTAGAACATGGTCAGATCGACGGTTCCCGCTGCTCCGGTCGCCGCGTTGTTGGCCGCGACGCCGGTGATCAGGGTCTTGTCCGCGGTCAGGTAACTCGCCCCGGCGGTCGCAATAGCCGTCGAAAGCGTGCCAGCCTGGCCGACCGTGGACGCGGAGAAGTAGCGAGTCGCCGACCCTGAATCCCCGATGTTCAGGGTCAGGGCAGGTGATCCGTTGGTGTCCATGTCGGACGCCTCCAGGACCGCCAGAAGCACGCGGGCGTGCTTCGGGAGGTAGAAGAAGTTCAGCGTGTCCGAAGTCGAGGGCGCCGCCGTGCAGGTCACGGTCGCGCGGGCCACCTTCACGTTGCCCGCAGGGCCGTGAGCGGCGAACGGGTTACCGTTGGTGTAGGCAGAAGACGAATAGGTCGCCATTGGCGTTGCTCCATGCGTCAGGGCGGCCCGGTGAGAGGCCGCCCATCAGCTCAAGGGGTTGGTGTTAGCTGTCGGCCGCGGCCGCGCAGAAGATCGTGACGAGGCCGTTCTGCTTGCCGTTGAAGTTGATCTTCCTCACGCCCAGCAGTTCCTCGATCGCGACGCCGGGACGGAACCCGTAGTCCTTCTGGAGGTCCGTGATGGGCTTGGGCATCTGGCCCCAGGCCACGCCAACCGCGCCGCCGCCCGCCAGGAAGATCGGGCGAACGTCCGCCGACGACGCGCCAGAGCCGTCGAAGACGCCGGTCGCCGTCGCCCAGGCGTCGATTTCCGGCACTTCGCGGTGAATCACACCGTCATAGAGCAGGTCGCCGTCCTGGAAGATCGGGTTGGAGTTCATCCCGCCGTTTTCGCGGGACCTGGCGTCACGGTTGGCCGCGACGATGGTCGAGTCCGCCTTCAGATCGCGGAAGGTGCGCGAGCCGTGGAAGGCCACATAATACTCGTACCCATCCTTGGTCTTGAAGGGGCGGATTTGCGGGGACGCCGCCTTGGCGATGCGCTTTCCGAGCGACATGGTGGCCGCTGTGGCCTTGTCGTTCGTCGTGTCGCAGTTGCCGAGGGCGGTGGCGAAGGTCGTGGAGTAGTTCGACTTCGCGACGCCGAACAGCACCCGGTCGACGTTGTTCGTCACCCAGGTGTTTCGGTTGCCGGCGGTCGAATCCACCGCGTTGACCGTGGTGCCAGAAGTGTCCGTGACGAACGCGCCAAAGGCGTTGATGATGTCGTCGCGGAACTTCTCCGCCTCCCACGTCTTGAGCACATCACGCGCCGCGCCGAGAAGGTCGATCTCGGTCTTGTAGCTCTCCGACTTCGGCACGCGGACGCCGTTGCGACGCCAGTCCACCGAGATCGGCATGTTGTAGTTGACGAGTTGTTCTTCGGCGCCGTCCAGAACCTGGGAGCCGGTGACGCCGGACCCGCTCAACTTGCCGATGAACGGCACGTTGATGGTCTTGCCGGATTCCTGCAACTCCTCAAACTTGGTGAGGATGATGCCGCCCTTGTTCTTGTCCGCATTGGACATATAGGGCTTGAACATGCTTTCGCGGACGTACTCCTCAAAGTAGTCACGCTGCCAAACCTGCTTCTGGGAAGCAGAGGCGAGAACGACTTCGGCCATTGGCCTTTACCTTCTATCCGAAGACCGCCCCGTAAATCTGATCCTGACCCAGTGGCACGGAGGCGATGCCTCCTGACGACGGGGCTTGCGTGATCGACGGCGGGGGAGCGGCCGGTGATTGGGGAGCCGCGACGGGCGCGGCGGTTTGTGGGGGCGCGGCCTGTCCACTCAGGAAGGCCTGGAAGCGTTGGCGCAGCGTCGGATCGGCGAGCATCTGCAGGGCTTCAGCCTGCTGGAACTCGGCGAACGCGAAGCCGAAGGGGTCTTTCGTGGCCAGGGCGCGTTGGTAGAAAAGCGGGTCTGTCGCGGCTTTCTCGGCGGCCCATTGCTGGACCTTGGCCGCCGTCTCCTCGCCATGCCTGGCGGTCAGGAGTTGCAGCGACCAGTGGAAGCGCTCGCCCGCGATCTGGTCTTCCTGGTAGGCTTTGTACGCCTCGAAATCCTCGTAAGGGTCCGGGGGCGGCTCGGCCGGCTGTTGCTGCTGTTGCGCCTTGAAGGCCTGGATTTCCTTGCGGAGCTCCTGCACGACGCCAATCGGGACGTATCCCTCGGGCGGCTTGCCTTGTTCGGGCGCGGTCTGGACCGCTTCCGGCATGGGCGCCGGGGCTTGCGGTGCGGCTTCGGCGGCGGTGGCCGCATCAGCCTTTGTGAACTTGCCATCCGGGCCTCTGACGGGACCTTTTGGGGCCTCGGCTTCGGCTTGCGGGGTCTCCGATATGGAGGCCTCGACGGCGGGTTGTTCGACAGCAACAGGGGTTTCAACGGGGGAATCCCCGTCGAGGAAGTCCAACGGATCAGCCATGATGGTTCCCTCGCCCGATCACGCTCGGCGACAGCGAAAACGCCCGTTACGGCGGCGGCCCGGTTGCTGGATTACGCTCCAGCGAGCGCAACGCCCGTTGACCCCGGCGGCGGGTACGACTGGCCGGCGTTGAGGCCCATTTGCAGGGCGTCAATTTCCGGCTTCAGTTGTTCGTTGGCGGCCTGGGCTTCCTTGAGGGAAGCGTCCGCGTGTGTCTTGCGCACGTCGGCCTCGGCCTTGGCCCCAGCCATCTGCGCCTGCATCTGCTGCATCTGCGCGGCCTGCTGTTGGGCCTCCTCGCGATAGGCCTTCAACTTGTCGATCAGCTCGCGCTTGTGCGGGACCGACGAGAGTTCAAGCATCATCTCGAATGGAACCGACCGCGCAAGGGCCGGGTTCGATCCGACCAGTTGCATGAGGTCTTGGAACTGCTCCTGCTGGACGTTCGCCGTGTCTGGCGTCGCGTCCAGAATGATGTCGATATCCAGTTCCGCGATCTGATTCTTGTATCCAAAGACTGACGCGCCGGTCGCGGGATCGATCTGCGGTTGGGTCTCCTTGGGTTGGCCCGTTTCCGGGTCCATGACCGGCTGACCGTCCATCCCCATGACCGGCGCCCCGCGCGGCTGGTTTATTCCGATGAACTTCGGCGCGCCCTCGTCGTCGGTTACGCGCAGCCAGTGTGGATGCTTCCAGTATTGCCGGGCGCGCATCCACATCTGACGATAGACCCGAAGCTCCCAGTCTTCACGGATGCCAAACAGGACATCCAACTCAACCAGGCCGGACTGCTGACGCGCCAGAAGCGCTCGGCCGCTGCTATCCGTGCCCTCTCGACCCAAAATCGCCGGGTTCGGTCCAAGCCGCTCGATCTCGCTCTTGGCCTCGCGAAGCAGTTCAAGCTGCCCCTGGACCTGATCGGTCTGCGGCACCACCACCCAGCCGCTCGGAAGCACGCCGTCCGGCCTTGCCGCCTCCGCGCGGGCCTCATCCGCCGAGCCCATGCCGGACCCGATCTCGGCTTCCTGCACTTGGCGGGTGTTGAGGTAGTGCAGCGCCTTGGAGCGGCGCTTGTTGATTTCGTCCTGGACATCGCGCATGTCGCGCACGGCGCCGTAGCGATTGTTTTCCCGGTCGACGTAGGCCGACGCCGCCACAATCGGACACGTCGGCTGACCCTTGTCGTCCTGATACGGACTCTCGCCCTGAAGCAGCACGGTGTTGGTCACATAGACGCAGCGGTTCCAGGTCTTGCCTTCGCGATGATAGAGTTCCACCACGAACAGGCGGCGGCGCTTGCGGTCCACCCACTGCATCGGGCTATCCGATGGGCGATCCATCGTGAAATCGTCCACGCCAGACCCCAGCATCGGCCCGGACGACACCGCATTCTCGATGTCGTCGGACTTGTCGGGATACAGGCCCTTCAGGTCGTCCGCGCCCTTCCACGACGCGATTCCGAGATAGGAGGCGTCCGAGAAGTCCTCACGCCGCGACTTCGGATCGTAGACGAACTCCTCCCACCGGATGTGTTCGACCAAGACCTGCAAATCCGGGTCAACGACGATCTGCGCTGCCATCGTGCCGGGAACCAGCATGTCGCGGAAGATGCGGACTTTCACCTGCTCAAAGCGGTTGACATCGGCGATGTAGCGCAGGGTGTCGGTCGCGACCTCCGAGGACTCCTCGTCCTTCGGCGTGCGCGGAAACGCTCTCGGCTCGGCCTTGCCCCGTCCCACCACGCCCAGCACGCCGTTGACGGCCGGACGGATGCGATTGATGACAATATCGGGCTGGCCACGCTTGGAGAGCGTCAGCTTCTCGCCCTGCGTCAGTTGCTTGCCGTCGTAATAGTCCTGATCGGTCTGGCTCTCGCCTCGCCCCTCGCGCGTGAGGTCCGACCACTCCGTCACCATCTTCTTGACGCGCGGCAGATAGTCGTCGGTCACGCTGTCTTCCATCCGCGCGCCTCCTTCTTTCTGCCCCACAGATCGGGCGGGTTGCGTGAGGGGACCGAGGCCTTCGGAATCCAGGGCCGCGACATGCAGGCGTAGCGCGCCTCGTCCGCCGCGTGGTCCTCGCCGTCCGTGTCCACGTCCTCGGGCCGGTTCGGGTCGTGCTGCATAACCGGCACGGTTCGGATGAAGTCTCGACAGGTCTTGAACACGTAGAGCATCGGCTCGCCGACAGGCTCGCCGTCTTCGTCGCACGGGCCGTTGATCCGGCCTCGCATCTGATCCCAGCCGCCCATTGCGCCATTACCGGGCACGCGCTTGTTGTCGGCGGGGCGAAACTGCACGCCCACACGGCGCATCCGCTCGGCAATGGATGGTCCACCGTCTTCGGCGAACGCCGCAGGGTCCAGCACCGCCAGGCTGACCTTCTCCCCCGCCTCGCGATGCTTGATGCCCTCGCCCACGGTTTCGGCGGTCAGCTTCAAGCCCTCGTTCGGCTTGCCGGTTGAGCCGTACCATTCGCGATATCGCACCATCGCGCCCTGCGGCAGAATGCGGTTGCCAACCTTGGTGTCGTCGGGAACCACCGCCCACCAGCCAACCGAGAAGGGCTTGGCCGACCCCCAGTCCATCGACCTGATCCGCAGCCAGTCCGCCGGGATCGGGAACGGATCGAGGACGTTGCGCGCCTCAGTCCACTTATCGAAGAACGCGCCCTCGATAATGTTCCAATCGCCCTCAAGCCAGGCGCGCACCAGTTGTGCCGACCCCGACTGCTGGAGCTTGGCGACGTAGAGCGGGTCGTTCCGAAGCAGCCTCGGATTGTCCGACAGCTTGGCCGGGATGAACACACGGCCCAGTTCGACCTCGGAGCCGTCGAACGGGTTCTTGAAGGTCTCCCGAACAATCTTGAACGCGCCGGGGTCGATGTAGCGGCTCTTTACCCACGTATGGCCGGGGCCGCCTGGGTTGCACGTCGCCCGAAAGCCGGTCGGCACGCCCTCCGCGCTCCGAAGCGTGGCCTTGAGCTTGTTGACCGGTCCGTCCGTTGGGAACTGCGTCAGCTCCTCGATGTAGACCCGCGTATAGTCGTGGCCCTGGTAGTGATCGGCATCCGCATCGCGTTCAAGATATCGAAAGTAGAGGATCGCCCCGTTGGGCCAGGAAAACCTGGACTTCTGCTCGTGCCAGACCGCGCCCAGTTGGGTGAATATCTGCTTGGCGCGCTCAATGGTCGGCTCAAGCGCAACGCGCGTCCGGCGAACAAACAGGCCCTTTGCATTGGCCCCGTATCGCTCGGCGTGGATCGCCCAATCCCCAAGGCTCGCATCCGTCTTGCCGCCGCCCCGAGCGCCGCCGTAAACCGCCTCGAAGACCGGACATGTGACAAACAGGGCTTGCGGGCCGGGCTGCGGCGCCCAGGCTACTGGAGGCTTGCCGCGACCTGTTCCTGCCATTTGTCCTCGGGCAACGGCTGTTCCGATATGATCGCCGTGCGGTTCGTCGTGGTGGCGTCCACCTTATCGATCACCAGCCCGTTGAGCTTGGCCGCGTCCATGAGGCTGGCCCTGGCGACGGAGAGGCCGGCGGGCTCTATGAGGTCTTCGCCTTTCTTGGCGATCCGCAGCAGGCTTTCCGTGATCGAGGCCACGGTGATTTCGGTTCTGAGGGCCGCGCGCTCTAGGATTTCGGCCACCCTTGCCGAGACCTTGCCAGAACTAGCCAGACGGCAGGCGTGCTGTTCGCTGGGCTTGTAGCCGGCCTCTTTGTAGGCTTCGAGTTGGCTTCTGCCCTTGGCGAGTTCCTGGGCGAAGCGCTCATGGCGCGGGTTGTCGAGTGCGGGCATAGCGCCTCGCTGGGCAAATTTTGGGAATTATATATTTGACTCCCCGAACGATCCGGGGTATTTATCTACCTACGGGGTTGGAAACGCCAGCCCATGCAAGGAGATAGCGAATGTTCAAGGTCGCACACAAAACCGAAAATATGGCGGGTCCGTCCTACCTCTGCACCCACGGCGAGTTTGCTACGCCGCATCGCCTCAACACCCTGAAGGCGCGCACATTCAAGACCGAAGCTGGCGCGCGTCGTGCCGCCGCAAAGTGGAACGTCGTGTATGAAGACTATGCTTATGTGGAGGCTGCGTGAGCATGAACACCGTCCTGCGCCACAACTACCGCCGCGCTCGCGCCCTCGCCTTGGAGATCGAGGCCGCTCGCGTCCATCTGGACGAGGCGCGAGGTGACC